CGTAGTCAACGGGGATGCTAAGCACTGTTATTTTATGGATTTTGTTAATATATGTCGTGCATGTTTGTTTATTGGTGTGATATACCGCCATCATCGGTCCTCCGTCGAGAATTTTATTATATATAGCTGTGGTGGGCGCCCTCGTATGAGTATTTCCCACGGCGCGTACAGTTGTTTAACGGGTAACGCTATTATCTAGTTGGGTGATAATTATGTCCACACTACCAGCTGGGATCGTGTAGCCAGACAATGCTATGGTGACATTGCCTGCTACTAAGCTGTTACAGGTGAACACCTCAGTCGACAGTAGTGACACACTAGTTGAGCCATTTGCTGGCGAACTGACGTATGGCAATCCTGTGCTAAAGTTGACTGGGGTTGTTATCAACCCGGTTAAGGTGTTTGTACCAAATGTTACCGCTGCTGATGTGCCAAACCACACGCATTCTACATGGTAGATCGCACCGGGTTGGGCTCCGAAAGTAATGGCAGTAGCAGTAATGACAGGGTTGAGAAGGGAACCAACAGCAAAAGTGCTGCTCGTACCCAGAGGTGCACCATTGGTAGTCGCGGTTCGTTGGGTGTGGAAGGACTGGAAGATGCCTCCAATTGTAGAGGGGATTTGTGGTTTGAAAAATTCAACACAGTATGACACCCACAATTCACCAAGGATCTGATTTGGGTTTCCTTGTGTGGCGAGTTGGAATGTGCCGTGATCATACAATCTGAGGTCTTGGTTAGAGGCTGGTGTTCCACTTCTGATGTACAGGATTGGGGTGGACACCTCAGATCCTTTGCACTCGACCATATGGACGAGATTCTTGGTCGGCTTAGTTGCTTTTGAGAACTCGCTATTTTCCATTTGCGCTCTACTTGTGTACACAGGGACACTGGAGTTGTAGTTTGTTGCCATAACAACAACTCCGGGCGCACCTCCAGTAACATAATCAGTGATGAGTGAGTTAAACTCAAACACCATTCCATGGATCCTGTATTCTTGATACCCCTCGGCAACAGTAGATAACCAAGGGAATGTTGTGAACATGCCAGGATTGATGGGAAAGCTTTGGTTTGTGAAAGCTGTTGTCCCGAGGATGTCGCCGATATATTCTCGGTGACACACAATGTTGGTACTGTGGGTGGTTGAGAATTTGGGAATACTCCCGGAGAGCACATTATACTCAGCACCACCCCCTACAACTTCATAATCCCCGCTTCCGAATATAGATCCGATACCGGTCCCCAGCCAGCGGCCAACGCCAGTTAAGTCACCAAAAGGCAGCATTTTGCTCATCCTTTTGGCTATAATGGCACCAGAATCACCGAATGGGGTGTTCTTTGCAGGCTGTCGCTTGACCTGCTTTGGTTTATTAGATTTCTTGATAATACGTTTTGTCATATATGGGATGCCTATGACATAGGGACTGTACATCCATGTGTAACCATTATGGGGGCTCCGTGCAGTCTCTTGGCGTTTTGGTTAGCACTAAAGTAATAGTTTTGGGCGATCACACACATGGACCCCATAGGCAATCACTGCCCGCGTAGTTTAACGTCTTCGGACGTTTAATAAGATCTTAAAAACAATAATGGTTTTTCAGACTAGCGTTTGGCTTGTCTGATGATACTGAACTACGATACAATTCTTCCATCACACATTGCTGTTGTGGTGTAATACCGAATGCGTGATAAAATGATACCCGTGTAGCATCGGATATCTTGGAGTATCGTCGGCTCATGCCTATAGTCATGAAGAAAAATCCTGTCTCCATCGACATGTCGTTTTCCAATGGTTTTGATCCATCGGAATACTTGAGCAAGGCTTGATAGAAGTCTTGCCATATAGGTATGCCTCCTGTTAGGCTCAGTCCACCTTGAGACACGGCGCTTGCCCATTTCTGTGACAATGACCTGTTTGTAAGAGGTTTAACGCTCATACAGTCTTTGGCTATTGCTACTCTGGGGTCTCTCACCATTAGATACTGTTCCCCCGTAAATACGGGGTGACACTGACAGAATTCTATGTGCTCAAATTTCCTCACGGCAGGCTCCACCTTCATGGTGAAGCCCATGTTCCGGAACCAAGGTTTGATGTGTTTTTCTACGACAGCGAGATCTTCGTCCTCGACAATTAGGACGCAATCATCACCGTCATTAGCGAGTTCATACTTGACGTTGAACTCTGTGCAAAATGCCATTATCATGGCACACATCAAAATGCAATTACCTAGGGACGTG